GAAGTTATACGATATTTTTTTTGCTCCGGTATCAACGGAGATGACGAGAACTCGAGTTCCGGTCGCTGCGGTTTTGATCTTTCCGGTTCCGTCCGCTTGAATATTCAAGAAACCTAAAGTCGGATTAGATCCAGAGTATTCGTATTCGAAAACCCCAAAGGTTTTTAGTCCGAGAACTTTCTTTTTCTCATCTACCGTTACAATTTGCCCAACGGGTGAATCTCCGTCGGCGCAGAGAACGACTTCCATGTTTGCGGAAAACTTCGCCGGTTTTCCGATTGCGTCCTTGGTGAGGTCTTGATGTTTTACGGTGATCGTTACGGGTTCAACGATCCCACGAGTACCAACTTCGAATGCTTCCTCTAAAGACATGTTCGTTTCTCCTTTTACTTTTTACTCAGCTTGAAGCTGTCGGGACTTTTCTTTTGAAACGTTTTCGCGCTGGCTTGCGGTTCACTCAAGCTTCCCGACGCACGACTGACTTTATTCGATCCGCAGTCTTCACATTTAAGCGGATGCGAATTTTCTAATGAAGCGCCGTACTGTTTCGAAAACGCCTTGGCTTGTTCCAGGTTTGCGCCTTGGATCAAGGACTCAATTACTGGATCGGGTTTGTTTTTTGAGAAAACGCGGTATGCGGTGATCGCCCTTTCTCTTTCTGCGGTGAGCAGTTTTTTCGGTTCTTCCAAAAGAGCTTGGAGTTCGGTCACTTTGGATGCGAAGTCCACGTTTTCCGGAAATACTTCGCTTCCGAAAAGTTTAGCGAACTGGTTTAAGTTGTTTTGCAGGACGACGCTTTGACGCGCCCCTTCCTGCAATTTTGCAATGGTTTTCCCCGCTTCTTCCAGCACGGATTCCATTTTTTCCGACGGCAATTCCAAGGACTCGCCCTCCCCAAAGGACAGACCGAGTTTTTGGGAATCAACCCCCAGAAGTGACAAAATAGTGCGTTTGATTTTCATTGTATCCTCCTGATTGTTTACGTTTGTGTTTAAAAGATTGCCTTGAGAGAAATCAAATCCCGCGAATTTCCTGGCGGTACTATCCGCAGGCACTGCAACGAGACTTGTTTCGGGAACAGAAAGGATTTTAATCGGAATGAGACGGACATATTCGCCGTCGATGACTTCGCCTAAGCGACCGTAGAAACTATCAATTTGTGGATGTGATTTTTCGTATGTGAAATAGATTCCCACAGAGTTCGCGTCAATCAATGCCGGTTTTGTTTTCAATCGCGCGATTACATCGGAGGCGAACTCTTTATATATCCGAAAAACCGCATCGATACCCGGTATATTATTACGATTTGTGAATATGGGATTGCGGGTGATTCCGATCGCGTTACGAACGGTTCGTTGATGATCCGTGTAAATTTTAGTTGCGAAATGTTTTACTGCGGATTCTAAGATCGCAGGATTTCTAAAATCACACCACCACCCTTCGATCAAAACCGCGGACAACATGCGGAAATTAAATTCCGCGTATTCTTCATTCTCTGTGAGTTCGGTTGTATCCCCTGTGTTTATGGAACTTCCGCTTTGAAAAAAGTTTGCGTGGAGAGAACGAAATTCTCCCCGCGCAAATCCTGAGTGATGAAGAAGAAGCCCGGATTTTAATTTTGCATATCCGTTAAAATCGAATTTTAAATTTGCTTTTGGCACACGGCGAGTTTAGCCTATGTGTTTTTGATAGAAAGAGAATTAGTAAAACGTTAAACTCGAATGTCCGCTATGTCCTTACTTTTTCTCCGCGCGGGAATTGAGCCATTTCTCAACATCCGAGATCAGCCATACAGTACTTCGTTCTCCAAGTTCATACGATGGGAAAGGGAATGTCCGCTCCTCTTTCCAGCGTTGTATCGTTTTCTCGCTCTTTCCTAAGAGTTTTGCAAATTCGCGAGTGGAGTAAAATAGTTTTCTTACGTGGGATGATAGTTTGATTTTTGATGTTTTTGTTACGAGTGCGTTCATATTCAATGGTTTTCTAATATACAAAAATATTCTTGTCAACCAGAAAAAAGAGACGTATCCTTCTTTAAGGGACTTACAAGATGATTATGGACAAAAAAATCAATTCGGACCAGCTAAAAAAACTCTGGGCAACCGCAAGGGAAGCAGGCTTGTCGAAAGAGAAAGTTTACAAAATCGTTTTGAATGAGACGGGTTCCGATTCGATTTCTTCTTTAAACACTTCGCAGGCTCATGCAGTAATCAATCTTTTGAATGTATTACGGCAAAGAGTTTTCAAAAAAAGACCGAAGGATCCTCTTTCTATCTTTAAAAAGAATCTTCAAAAACGTTCTTACGATCAAAAGCAATTGGCGATACAAATCTGTGAAAAGATCAACAGGAAGGGGATTTACAAACTTGACTTGGACGATTTTTCTAAAAGACAATACAAGAAGCCGTTTGATTTGCTCACTCGTAAACAAGCGGCTGGTCTCATTCAAGGCCTGATTGCGATTTTGGGGAAGTAGGTTATTTCTTTAATTACAGGTTTTATTTCCCTCGATTTAGATCATTATGTTTTTCATAACATTTACTTTCTGCCTGGGGATTGTTTGAACTATTTGCGTTTTGGATACATTCTCTCAAAGGTTCGGATTTAACGTAAGGAATCATGTCGTAAAACGGTGGTTTCAACCCTTTCCCACAAACCATTTCATATACCGTTAAAAATTGACGAAATTCCCAACCTTCATAAATTTTAAGGGCTTCAGTTGCAGTATAGGTTGGAACAGCTGTGTGATTTCCTTCTATATTTTTTACCCAAATCTTTGTTGGATCGCCTTCGAACCTTGCTTTCTCCAGTTCGGGACCGGGTGAAAGGATGCCATAGTTTGGGCATTTCGAATCAATGAAATTTGGAAGAACTAAATCCGATCCACGAGCCTCCATTCCAACACTGAAAATTATTCGATAAATCAATGCAATTATTGCGGCCATAAGGTCCCAATGCCACATAACTTGTAAGAAATGCAATATTTTTTACAAAATTTAGATTTGATTTTGTCGGGGGATTTATCCATACTACACAAGCGATAAGGAAACGAAAATCATGTTGGATAACCTGGATACAGAAATGGTGCTACAGAAAATCGAGGAGACTTTAGATATTTTAACTCATAATATACTTTTAGGGGGCAGTGTTCCAAAGGATATGCTAATTCGTTCAGCAGCAGAGGAAATTTTGGATATAGTTCAAGTTTTATAGCTTTTTTTCTATTTTCCGAGTAGCAACCGAGCCATCTCTCTAATCCGTTTCCATTCATCGTCTGTCGAATCAGCAACAACTCGAACAAACTCTATCATTCCTTCACGTTTTCGGAGTTTACCCCATAGTTCCGTAAATTCATCAGCTTGTTTGTGAATTTCTTCTGAGGAAGGAATGAACATATCCCCCTCTCCAGATAAGAGCCAGTTTATGTTTACTCGAAATTTGAAGGAAATTTTGATTATGGTTTCTTGTGAAAATGATTTTCCTTGATTTAATACATTATTAATAAACGCGGGAGTTAGATTCAATTTATCCGCAAACTCTCTCTGCGTTATTCCTAAAGCACTAATAAGTTCGCGAACTCGCCCTGAAATCTCATTTTGATTTTGGGAAACATTATCCATCAATGTTTCCCTTCAAAAAAATATCCCTACAGTTAATTTTTTTCTTGAAAATATTCTATTAGGATACATATTAGCTGATAGTTAATTATATAATATTTCGGCATAAGTGGCGGTCAACCATGAACAAAAACGATTCGGCAATATTTGAAAATTCCGGCTCCTCCTTAGATTCAGAATTACGATTCATTCCCAGGGAAATCCGACAAAAAATCAAAACCGAACTTAGATATCGACATGGGAGCGTTGCCGAATGGGCCCGTATCCATAACTTGAATTACGGTTACGTGACTCAGGTGCTCAGCGGGATCGCTCCTGGTCACAATATACGCACTCTATTAGAAAAAGAGGGCCTCCTCCATTCTGCTTCCGGGGAGGTTCCACATGTTTAATAAACGAAGCGGTCGGCAATTTTCCTCGTTAAAACTCCAACTGATCGCAAAACCAGGGAAAACGATCTCTGAGCTTGCATCCAAGTATATCATTAATAAAACTACGATTTCAAACTGCATCCATGAACGTAAAACCTCCGCCCGCGTAAATGAAATCCTGCTCCAAGAATGGGAGATATCCGTAGCAGACGCCCGCGAAGCCTACAAAGAACATAAGGAAAGAGAAATATTAGGAAATTCTGTTACGTTCGAAGAGGCATTCGAGTGGATGGTTCGAAAACGTTTCGAGTACCGCACAACGTATAAAGGACTCGTAACCACTTGGGAAGAGTTTCGTAAAGCTCAATACGATCTTGTATATCCAATCTATAAAGCCGCGTTTGCTCCGAGGTTTGTGGCATGAAAGCGATTAACTTACAAGAATCAATTCAAGAAATGAAACAACGAATGGAGGCGATTCCCAGACGTACGAAATGCAGAGCCAAGGCGGAAGCGGGTTACGCAGTCGTTCGAGCGATTAGCACATGGCTTGAAAAGAACGGATTGCCGCAGGAAATTTCTGGAACTCGAAGAGGCCGCTTAATTCAAGCGATGAAATCAAAACCTGATTCGGTCATCCTTGCGTTCAAATCGCTAAACAACGCACACGGTAAACTATCTAGTAAAATGGCGCAATCGTTTTGCGTCAAAGGTGAAATTCCATGTTCTTGCTTCGAAGTCCATAAAAATAAAATAAAGCCGTCTCGATATTCCCGGGGAAAGCGAGAAAGGAAATCGCAATGAACAACTGTGCTAACTGCCAATTCTTTGAACCCGACTGGGAAGAACCGCAAGACGGCTTTTGTAGAAATCCAAAATCAGATCGATTCAAAGACTATGCTCTTCTGAACGAAGCCTGTGATTTCTTCCAAGCACTTGAAGCAATAGAAGTTTTGGAGATCGCATGAGACTTCGACTTGTATATGAAATCGACCAGAGCGGAAAGCGCGACTTATTCATCGAAACTAAAAACGGGAAATTCGACATCCTCGCGTATGACTTCAAGTTTCTTACTGAGCATGGTGAACAAATTCGTATGAACGCCTGGGGAACCCCTAAAGAGCGCAAAGAATTACTGAGGAAGGCCAAACATGAAATCAATTGTTAAACGCAAACAATCGGAACTTGAATACGAACTACTTTGTGAACGTGCAAACTTTCTAAACCTAATATACGGAGGCCGAACCGTGAACGATAGAATCCTGAAAAAAGCGGAAGATCTTTCCCTAAAATACGAATCCAGACAAGATCAAATGTCCTTTCTTGCCGGTTTTGTGGAAGGATACAAACACCTCAAAGCGACCAGAGTGGGAGACGATGCGTATGAAAACGGAAGGGTCTATGGAGCGGACGTATTTGCGGCAATGGTTTTGCGCCGAGAAGAACGGGCCTTTCGGGAAAACAGGCCGCGTCTCAGGAGAGTTAAATGACAACCGCAGAGCGAACTACAAATAACGGAGATCAAAAGATGAGCAATATAAATCAAATTACACCTGGAGTAAGGGTGACCATACAGGCACAAAAAATCACGAAATCCTATTATAAAAAAAACGTTATCTGCCACAGAGAAACGATCTCATTCTTTATTCAATCCTACAAGGATAGAATAAAAGCAACTTGGCGTTTTTATAAATCGTTAAAACGAGAACTATGGGCAAATACATCTGCCTGCCAAATAGAAGCAAACAATACAGCCTCAATAGGATTTAAAGGAGAAGCTCCGAAGGAATTTTTTCCATCAAATCCGGCGACTACAAATCCAGAGGTCGCAGAATGAACCAGCTTATCGACACTCAAGTGACGACCATCTGTCTCCACTTGAATCGACACTGCATAATCCCTGAACCCAGAGATCAGATCCACGTAGGAGTTTCGTATATAGAAAATTCCCGAATAGATCTTATTCTGAGACTCATCGGTTTCCAATTCAATGACTTCGTCCAGGAGGTTCTGAAACGAAGGAAGGGTGAACTGGTGGTGATCATCAACGATTTTCTGAATCGCTGTTCTTGTCTTCAAATGTGGTTCCAGGGATTCTTTATCCATCTGCTCTCTAATCTTTTGAATATCCATTTTACTCAGGAAACAGAACAAAAATTGAAAATCAAGGAAATAAAATTACGGGTAGTTAAATGACAACCGCGGAACGAGTCGCATTCCTCCACCAAGCGCTATACAAAAAATATTCCGACGAAGTCTTGCGCGAACTCAAGGACGAAGCAAGTTCCGTGGATAGATGGAAGCGGCTTGCGGACAAAGTTCTCTTGAGGGCCGCGATTTTTCAAACATACGTTGAGAAGCGGGATTGCGTCGCGGATTTTGCGGAGTGGCAAAACGAAGAACTCGTAGAAGAAAGAATTCGGCAGGAAAAGAAATAAAGTGAAAACGTATCCGCTTAAATTTCGAAAAGCTCTGATTCATTCCGGCATGTCGGAATCTGAATTCAAAGCCTATTGGAACCGGCTCCATGAAGTGCAAAAAGAAAAACACACTTCAAAGGAACTTGCACTCTTAATTTCAATCGAAGCGAAGATGAGACCGGCGTATTTGAATTTCGATCCGGCGAAAGAATATAAGAAGAATGGAATGCTTACGAAAATTCATAAACAATTCCTGGGGATGCTTGTATGAAACATTACGTATATCTGCAACCTGCGGTACTTCACTACAAGAGACAAACGATCTGGGATCGCATTTTAGATTTTTTTAAAATAGAGGAAGACCGTGGATAAAAATGTAACAGAACTACTCATTGCCAGACATACCATTTTGCAATCGTTCGTATCAATGGGTATTACTGATATGACGGATATTGCAAGAGCCCTAATCGACTCAAACGCCTGCACAATGGTTTTTCTGCGAAAGCACAATCTCGCAGACGACTACGAAGAATTTGTAAACGAACTCAAAATAGAAATGATCAACTTGGAGAAGAAGCATGCCCAAAAAAAATCAGAAAAACAAGACGAAGCAAACGTTCGAAAAAACGACTAACGTAAAAAAACGGGCGTCTGTCGCGGAAGTTTGGTCGGAAGAAGACTCAGTAACCGCCCCGGAATCGATGGCAGTGGCATTACCGCCATCGACCGCACCCGTTCCACTCGTCACCCCGGAACAAAGACGAGCGCGACTCAACTATCTGATGAGTCAAATCGGCGCGGGAACGGAAATGATCCGGGTCGGACAGGAAACCGTACTCGTTGCGTTATCCGAAATAAACCGGGAACAACTCTACCTTGAAATTCCCGGATGCGCCGGGATGGAACAGTTTGTAACCGATAACACTGTCTTTGAATGGTGGAAGATTGAAAAGGCGCTTCCTGCGGTAGACAAACTATTCTCCTCCGAAATCAATCGAAAGTCTTTGAACGGAAGAAGTGATAAAGTTCTTCTTCGAATCATCGAGGGACTCAGGGAGGAGAACGCACTTTTTGAAGACGGAGAAGTTCGCTTCCCGGATGGAAGAACGATGAGTCTTTCCGATTACGAAAAGAGTTTCGCTTCTAAAAACCAGAAAGAGTTTTCGAAAATTCTTTCGGATAAAGACAAGCGGATCGGAGATTTGGAAAACCAGGTTACGAATACGAAAAAAGAAGCGTCCAGCTACAAGGAAGCAATGGAAGAACTTCATAAGATCGTAGATGACCAGACAAAAGACACCGGAATTTCTCCGGAGGTAAGAAGAGCATTCCGAGAAAGACAAGAACTTTCAGGAATTCTAATGGAATCTCTGAATTCAATTCAGTCGCAAGCGGATGTACTGCTCGCCGCGCACGATTCGGATTTTTCGAAGCTCGAACATAGTTTAGAAAATGGTAAAGTAGTTTCCATTTTCCTAACCTCGCTATCCGGAATTTACAAATCGATCCACGAAAAATGGTCCGACTGCTTGCCGGTTCCCATGATGGAGGATTTGGGATGAAAGTTCTGGATTTAGGAATCGTAATCCCATTGTACAGAGAATGGGTATATGCAAAAACGGTAATGCAAAACGCGAAAATCCGAGGTGAAATCGTTCAAAAAGCGATTCGAATTCTCGGACTCTCTAAACCAAGAGTTTACGACGTTTTTAATCGTTTGGAAAAAGGAGAGTCGGTCGTTTCGGTCGCAAAGGTGAAACGGAAAAAAACCGGATCGAGACTCGGAAGTTTGGAAAAGGAACTCAGGGAGAAAGAAGGTTTTGCGCTTTGCGAACTCATGTACGCGGGTGAAGTTCTTCACGAACAGAAAAAGAAGACCGGAACAGAAGGGAATGCGAAGACGGTCGGCTTTGCGCTCAATCGTGATTACGGAAAGTCTCAGGAATTTGCAATCGAACTCGCGGAGAAACTCGGCAAAGTCCGCCCTGGCGTTTGGGATCGTCACAAGTTTGGACGGTGGTTGAACGAAAGAGGACTCGCTCGTAAACAAGTAAAACAACCCTTAGCTTCCATAACGTGGTCGGAACCGTACGCAAATCGTGCGTGGATGATCGATGCTTCACCGCTCAACGCGGTTTATCTTCATCCTTCTAAAAAATACCTTGCAGTCCGTCCCGATTTAGAAATGGGAATCACTCGGATTTACGAAGGATCCGAAGACTCTCAATTAAGAAAAGTTCATATCTATGTCGCGGTGGAAGTTTACTCGAAAGCATTCTATGTGTATGCGTACGCACCGAGTGCAATCGGTAGTGACTCAACGCACGGAGGAGAAAACTCAACGGACCATGCAGATTTCTTTTCAAGAGCCGTCCTTCCGAAAGAAGACGATTACATCCCACTACAAGGGCTTGAGGATATCCTATATACGGATAGACACTCCGCTTTCAAAACTTTGGATCCGTTTTTTTACCGTCTCGGAATCAAGCGGATCCCGCACTTTCCGGGTCACTCCAAAGCCAAAGGACCGGTGGAATCCCGAATCTCCGCGATCAAACGAAGTTGCGAAGTTCGAATCGTAAAAGGAATGATTTCGGATCTGGATGAGTTAAACGAACTCCTGTACCGCTATCAGATCCACCGAAACGACAAACTCGGAAGTTATGCGAAATGGCTCGCATCCGTTCAAAAACATCCGATCCGCGCCGTCACAAAACAAAACCTGAAAGACGCGATGGTTTCGGAACTCATTCGAGACGTGGACGCGTACGGTTGTGTTTCGATCGAAGCACGAAAGTATCTTCTTCGTTATTCACCGGAAGAGGTCGCGATTGATCGTTGTGGTGAAGAAGTCTCTATCTTCAAACGATACGACGGTTCTTACATCGCAACCACGAGTGATGGCAGACATCTGCTTCTGGATGATCAAGGTCCAATCGAGCGGACTTCCGGATCATTCGAAAACCTCGGTGGACGAAAAGGATTTCGTGAAACCGAGCGTGTAAAGAATCGAAAGAAAGCCCTGAAAGGCGCCAAGTCTGTGGAGAAATCCCTTGTTCTTTCCGATGTTCTTCCGGATCTACCCGAAACTCCATACGGGAAATTGAATATTCCAAAACTAGAAATGAAGACCCATACGCCCGCTCCCCCGGTGAAATTTTCCACGGTAGACGATGCGTATGATTGGCTTCTTACAGAACTCGAATTCAGTGACGAAATCCCGGACGAAGAAATAGACAAAATCGTTCTCTACAATCTGAAATCCTGCAAACGAAAGATCGGATCGATCCCTGCGGGGGAGGTTCTCGATCTTGTAGAGATGATCCGCGAATACTTCAAAAGTAAGGAGTCAGGAAATTGAACGCACTTTTAACCAAACGACCGGATTTTGTAAACACTCGGAACACGGATAAGATCACAAAGCTTTCGTACCAAGCGGTAAAAAACAATTCCTGGCTTGCCGTTACCGGGGAAGTCGGAATGGGGAAGACTTATTTGTATAACAGTCTCCTTGAATTCTTCTCAAGCCAACCGCAGAAATACATTCTCGTTCACGTAGGTCCTGCGTGGGAAAGCACATTAGGCGGAATCTCAATCGCGTTCGTGATAAAACAGATGATCCGAACCATTCGCCCGGGTGAAACTGTTCCCGGAAATCTAAACGAAAAATATTTCAAACTACGAGAGCTTTTGATCTGGGCGAGAAGCATCGGAAGAAAGGTTGTTTTGATTGTCGATGAAGCGCAGGCGCTTCGCATCGGGGGACTACGCGATCTTAAAAAAGTGTGGGAAATCTCTCACGAGTCCGACGATCACCTTTTTTCAATCTTAATGTTTCTAAAACCCGAAACTCGGATTTCGAGTATTCTTTCCAGTCCCGAAATCGGGTATCGAACAATCCACGCACCGATGAACAACTTAAGTCATGGCGAACTGATTCAGATCGCGGAAGAAGGTTTCAAAGTTAAATTCGAACGCGGCAAAGCGGGAGAGAAAACGAAAGAGCTTCTCATTCGCGGATGTAGGTTTCGGACTCCGTTAGCGGTTCGTAATGCACTTCTTGGAATCGCATTCGCATATCCGGAAGTTTTGTCCGATCAAACGATCCGAGAAAATCACGTTCGAAACTTTCTCTCCGACGGATACCTTCGTATCATGGATCGTTTGAAGATTTCGGTAAAACAGATTCGAGAAGGAATCAAAGAGCGTTATCAAAAAGACATTGATAAGGTGACGATTGAAAACGCGCTCAATGGAGAAGGTGAAGTTTCACCTGAGATAGAGGCAATCGTAAAAAACGAACTTGTAGATCGTATTCGAAGTAAGACTCGCAAATACGACGATACGATTTTCACGGAAAACACATGATGATTTTTGAATAAAGGAGGAAAACAATCATGGCGGCAAAAAAGAAAACGAAAAAGAAGTCCGTAAAGACGGCAAAGAAGAAGGCGGCCCCGAAAAAAGTCGCACGCAAGAAACGGATTCCGAAAGCGGACGTAGTAAAATCGACTTCAAAGTCTGTGGCGGTTGACGTAACTCCGAAATCGGAAGGAGAAAACCAAGATGGCCAAAGCTAAAAAAACCGAAGAGAAGCGTCCGCTTGTGGACCTTCCGAATAACGAATACAAAAATAAAACCGAACTCGAAGCCGGAATGGAATTCATGGGCGAACAGATGCTCGAAAAGGAACGGCTTGTAAACGAAGCGAATCAGAAAATTTCTCAGATTCGCTCTAAACTGGAAGAAGTTCTCTATCCGATTCAGTCGAAAATCGATCACGTCACGAGCGGGATCGCGTTCTTCGTACAAAAGAATCGGGAAGAATTGTTTCCGGATCCGAACGTGAAGACTTGTAAACTCATTTCCGGTACACTTAACTATCGAAAGGCTCCCGTTTCGGTAAAGACGAAAAATTCAGCGAAACTCTTAACAAGCATTCTCGCCAAAAACGGTCTTTTGCTGTTATTCGATACTTTGATAAAGAGACTTTCCAAGGTGTTCCTTCGAGTAAGCTTGGAGTTGAATAAAGATGCGATCTTAAAAGATCCCGCGGGGGCTTATCAAAAAATTGGAGCCGAACTGAGCGAAGAAAAAGAACGCCTGTATATCAAGCCTTCCAGACTTGAAGACGAAATTTCTGCGGACGCAGACATAGAGGCCGCTTGAAAAGAAAAGACATAGGGGACGGAAACTCCAATTTCTGTTTGGAAACAATCTACGAAACGAAATACGGTTCTCCCTGTGTCCTACTCTAAAATACTAAAACGCAGAGCGTATAATCTTTTTGTAATATCCGGTTACAACCCGGAGCAGATTGCGAGCGCCCTAAAACCCGAATATCCAAAACTTACCGCGAACACGATTCGAAACTGGCTCTGCGAAATTGACGAAACGACCGGAACGACAGCGGAACAAGATCGTGAGAAAGCACTTTTAAACGCAAGAAACGAAGCCTTAAAAGAAGCGGAAATCAGCCTTACTACTCTGCGCGTGAACACGGTTCGTACGTTCAAAGCGATCAAAAGTCAGATTTTTGATAGCCAAGGAAATTTAACGATCGAATTCAAATCGGGCGAAGGAGCGTTAAACACTTTTCGCGGACTCATGAACGACATCGAGCGCATGCTTGAGAAGGAGAAAGAACGAGTCGAGCCGGTCGAGGTTGCTCGCGGAGTCTATCGCGCAATCAAAGGAACTCCGGAGTTACATTCTTTTCTAAAGAGCCATCCGATCGTATTTTCTCAGTACATTGCAAATATCAAACGAGAAGTTTCGATGATGAAAGACATCGATATCGCATTCTTACCGGAGCTAACCGATGGCGAAGACTAAAACAAAAAACGCTCAGGAAGAATTCTTTCAAGAACTGGATAATCTCGTCGGAAAACCATCTACCGGGATCGACGGTACGATGGAAGAATTCCTCACTCAAAACGTTTTTGTAAAAGGCGACGACGACCTTATTCCGTATAGCTTCGAAGGGTATTCGTTTTGGAGGGATATTTGCAGAGAGTCACAAGATCATCCGTACATTGTATTCTTAAAAGCCGCCCAAATCGGTTATTCGGTCTGGGCGCTTGCGCGACTTGTTTGGAAAATCTTTCGATCCAGTTACAAGGCTGGAATTTATTTTCCGGACGATACCTCGATGAAAGATTTTGTTCAGGATCGCGTCGAGCCGTTCCTCAATCAATGCCCGATTCTAAAGCCTCACCTTAACGATTCCAACGTAGACAATACGAGAACTAAAAAAATTGACAAAGCTACGCTCGTTATGCGTGGTACATGGACAAAGCGCGGAACCAAAACGGTCGACTTGGATATCGTGATGCTGGATGAAGTCGACGAACACGACGAAGAAAATATCGAGTTTGTAGGGGACCGGCTTCTTGCTTCGAAATTGAATTGGATGATGCTCGGCTCCCAGCCATCGCTTCCGAATACCGGGATCCACGCGGAATTTCTAAGATCTGATCAAAGGTTTCGTCTTTTAAAATGCCCCTCTTGCGGACATTGGACAAACTTAGTGGAACGGTGGTTAAAAGAACCGCTCAGTATATTCGGTTTTGATGATAAAGAAGCTTTAAGAAATCCGAGCGCTTCGACTGTATTTTACGCTTGCGAGAAGTGTAGTCGAAAGCTGGACAATCAAAAAGGGGAATACGTTGCAAAAACGAAATCCGATCGTCGTGGATACCAATGCTCCCAACTCTTTACACCAAAAAAACCGTTCTCCATATATGACAAACTTCTTGGTGCGGTTACAAGCGCAAAGCGCAAGAACCTTACGATTTCAATCATCGGATGGCCTTCCAGTTCCGAAGAAGAACAACCTTTACAAATCGATGAAATTCAGAAATGGGAGGGAGACCAAGGACTCAAAGATCATTCTCCTTACTTTACGTATCACGGAGCGGACCAAGGAGACACAGTTCACGGAGTTTTTGGGGAACCAACTCTCGACGGAAGAATTCGAATCATCGGGCTTTACAAAGCAAGTGTTTTAGACGAAGAACGTTATGCGGAACAGATCACTCGATTTAGCGTATTAAACGGAATCATCGATGCGATGCCGAATCGTAACTGGTCCTTACGTATGGCGCTTCGCTTTCCGGAAAATTTAAAGATTCAGTATTTCACAAAAAAATACCGGGAGAATTCCGAAGTTGTTCCCGGAGCGGATGAGGTCGGAGTCGTAAACGTAAATCGAGACGATTCTTTGCAAGATACGGTCGACGCGATTAAAAACGGACTTTTTATTTTTCCGAATCCACTTTTACTTTCCGAGTCGGACTTAAAGGCTTACGAAGAATTCAAATTTCATCTTACGATGCTTGTTCGAGAGAAAGGAGAAGATGAAAACGGAAAATCCTTATGGTCGTTCAAAAAGAAAGTTCCGAACCATTACGGTATGGCTCTCAATTCATTACGAATTGCTTATGAAACTTCCGGAACGGGATCCGGCGGATCCGGATACGGAGGGCTTGCATAATGAATTTTTTTCAAAGATTGTATTATAATTTTTTTGGAACTTCTTCAGCTATGGAGTTCGCCGCAATTTCCAAAAACCTAAAAGATTTCAGGCAAGAGACTGAGTTTTTTGTTCAGGATGTAAATCCATCCTTTCCTTTGGAATCGATTCCATTGATCAAAAAACTCGTGATTGCGTTTCCAGACCTGTCTCAATCGGTAAAGCGGGCACTTACTCTCGGAAATTCGGGAATCGAATGGAAAATCGACTCCGATGAAAACGGTAAAAAGAAAATTCAAGCAGGCATCGACGCATTCTTTAAAAAACATCGTGGAATTACGAATCATCTTCTAAGACAAGTTATAACAACAGGAGCATTATCCGCGGAGATCGTTCCTTCCTTAAACCTTGATGCAGTGGCTGAAATTCGTTTGATCCCCGTTGAAAAAGTCATATTCAAAAAGGAAAGTGACAACGAAAATATCGTTCGATTTGTTCCGTATGAAAAAGGAAAGTTTGGCTATAACCGCCTCAACGAAGAACAATATGTTTATGAAGCGATCGAGAGAGAAGAAGATTCTCCGTACGCGATTCCTCCCTTTCTTTCAGCGATTCGTTGGATCAATTCTCAGTTTAAGACTCAAGAGAACATTGATAAGACTTTGAACAAATGGGGACTCTTAGGATTTATCATTGCAAAATTCAAGAGACCAAGACTCTTACCGGGAACGGATGCAAAGACTTACGAAAACCAGCAGAAAGAATTTTTACAGGGTGCGAAAGCCTCTTTCGAAAAGAATTCTCAATCGGGTTTTCTTGCAACGTATGACGATACGACGGTCGATCATCATACGTTAACCGACGCTTCCAAGACCGGAGGCTTTGAGGCGATATCTCGTTATATCGAAGAACAAATCTCGTCGGGTGCCGATACGGATCTTTTTATTCTTGGCCGATCTTATTCCGTAACGGAAGCCTATGCAAAGATCGCGGGAAAATTGTTTCTCTTAAAGCTCGGAAATTTTGCTTATCCGGTCATTCAACTTCTAATCAGAGCGATCACTTTCGATCAGTTGTTAAAAGGAAATCGTTTTCAGTCGATTGATGCGAGTTGGAAGAAATCAATCTCCTTAGATCCTCTTTCCGATGCACAGGCAAAGCTTGCAGAAAAGCAGGTTGAGGCCGCAGAATTTCAACTGGTTCTCTCTATGGTTAAATCGGGAGCGATCAGTCCCGACGACGGTGCAAAACTCTTAGGGCGAGACAAGTGGTCCAATTCGGAAAAGTTAGAAACGGAAGCCAATGCGGGTTTTGCCTTCTCTGAAAATACAGACTCAGGGAGTAAAAAAACTCCTGATGAGTAAAGAGTTCGAACATACTTCCCACGTCTGCGGTGACCTCGACGCTCTTGTAGAGCTTGGCGCTTGGACAAAAAAAGAGAAAGAAGTCTATGCTTCCATTGAAGAAGCATTCGTGTCTCATTTCTTCTCTTCCTACGAAGATCGTGTCCAAGAAGCGTTAAGTCAAATTTCCAAAATGGGTAAAACCGACGCGATCGATACGGTTTGGAATATTTTAGAAAAAGAACTCGGACAAAAATTTCCGGAAGAAACCGCTTTAAAATGGAAAGAAACAATTTCGAAAGCCTGGGACGCAGGTCAGGATACAAAAAATCCGAATTCAAAAGACGATCCTCCAAAGGTTCAAGCAAATAAAGACATATTAAATTTCTTTGATAAAGGATATAAGTTTGATATCGGTAAACAATTCAATCGGAAAGAGGATGTAAACAAAATTGAGGAAGCGATTCGAGAAGCAGTCGAGACTGGTTCAACGAATGAGGTGATACGCAAACTTCAAGACGAACTTTTAGGTCCGGCTCCGAAAGACAAACCAGGTAAGAAAAAAGAAGGACACGTTCCTCCAGTTGATCCGAACGCAAAACTAAGAAAAAAATTAAACGACATCGTTCGTGGACAAATTCTTAGATCCAGAAATTTTTCCCGTACGGAAAGATTCGAACAAATCGGGATCGAACGTTTAGAAATCGTGGCAGTGATGGATGAACATACATCGTACATTTGTAAGATGTTGAACGGTAAGACGATTGAAGTTAGAACTTGCGTAGAATACGTTCGTGAATTTTTAGCGGATGATCCGACTCGCGAATATTTTTGGAAAGATCGAAGAAATCCGACAGAAGCACAAATCAGAAAATTGAATATTGCCTCTAAGTCAGGCGATGAAATTACCGCGCACTTGCGAAACAAAATGCCTCCGTATCATACCGGCGGCTGTAGGACGACAGTTGTAGCCAGTTTCAAATCGGAGACAAGGAAGACGTGATGATTTCCGAAACAAAATCCCTAAGCATTCAAGATCGTGCAAGTCTTTATAACAAATCCTTTCCTAACTATGCGCCTTTGCATGTATTCAAAGAAAGATTATACGGTGAGTGGGAACTCGGGCAAAATTACAAGAACACTTCCGACTACCACGGAGCCTATCCGGAACAATATTTGAAGCGTCTCCTTCCCATGTTTCCAGACAAAGACAAAGTGCTTCACCTATTCAGCGGAAAAACTCCAGCCGGTGCGTATCTTCGCATGGATAAAAATCCGGATTTGAATCCTGAAATCGTAGGTGATGCCGAACTTCTCTCTTCTTACGTACGCGCGATCGTAGGTCACTCTCTCGATTTGATTTTAGCAGACCCGCCATATACCAAGGAGGACGCGGAACATTATGGTTTTTTAATGGTTAATCGTGGAAAAGTTCTTATGGAAGCCTGGAAGTCTCTCGAAATCGGAGGTCATCTTGTATGGCTTGATCAAGTTGTTCCGCAGTATGCGGGGGATAAATGGATACTTGAGGGAAAAATCTATCTTTCGATTTCAACGAACCACAGAGTCAGAGTAATTTGTTTATTTAGGAGAGTTTAATATGAGTAATTTTGAAATTTTCGAATTAGTAATGATGTACACGATTGCCGGAACGCTGGTTGTCTGGAGCACTTTGGCTATTTTGGCCTTATTTCTTGCCACGATCATTTGGCGAGAAGAAATATTTTCGTTTTTCAAAACAAGAAAAGAGAAAAGTTAAGACTGTTATATCAAAATTCTGAAATACAATCAAATTACACCAAAAGGAACAAAAAAGATGTCAGAACTGCACAAACATCTTATTCAACTCGATGTTGATTTCGGCAAACATACAAGTGCGTTGATTGCCGCTCTGGGGAAACATTGGGAAAATCAAGAGAGAATGCTAAACGGACAGCCCCCGATCTATAAGGAAAAATCTTTTTTAGATCTGATCGATGAATTTAAGATTGGAGAGCCGGACATTAGAGATGCTTACTACGATTTACGGTAATAATTAATTTCTAAAAACGTTCAGCCTATAAGGAGTTTACTATGAAAGAAAAGATCATTCAAGAAATTCTTGGAGAAAGAGCAAAGCAAGATCAAAAGTGGGGAGAACAAAATCACAACCCTATTGAATGGTGCGCGATTCTTGGTGAAGAGGTTGGAGAAGTAAACAAGGCCGCGCTTGAAACTCATTTCAAATACGATGGAAAGAATGATCTTTCCGAATACAGAAAGGAATTGATACAGGTTTCGGCGGTAGCGTTGGCGATGATCGAATGTCTTGATCGGAATTCAAATTAACATACATCAATAAGTCTTTAAGAGGAAATAAGAATGAAAGTGTGTATACCTATCGAATTCAAATATATCGAACCGAAAATTCCCGAGGACGTGATTGACAATACAACTCTTTTGATTTCGTTTGTGCTTCAAGCTCGGTCTGCGTTTATTTCTGCGATGGATGTTTGGTATGATAGAAACTACCCATTAAAAGACGCAGAAACAAAAACACAACTTGGTTTGAATTTCGAGTAATAGATAAGGATTACGATGATGAGCAATTTCATTCTAACAAATCTAAATCAGTATATAGCAGATCAAATAAAGTCTTTACGAGAAGGGCATAACGGAGGCAAAGGAATTTCACAGACAGATTTGGCAAAACATGTAAACAAGAATCCAAATACAGTTTCTCGATGGGAAACTGGAGAATATAAACCAAAACCGGGTGATCTTTATTCGCTTTCTAAATTTTTCCAAGTTCCGGTTTCTTCGTTTTTTCCAGAAGAGAATCAAAAAAATTACAATAATATAATATCAAATCTCAAAGAGAAACTTCCCACGAAAGATATCAAAGAAATTATAAATTTTATAGAATTCAAAATAGCGGCAAGATCAACTGATACTGAAAGGAAAAAGTTAGGAAGAACTCGCAAACAAAAATCAATTTGAATAACAATTTTATGAATCAAAAAATCGAATGTCCACATTGTAAGAAGCAGTTTGATTCACCGGAATCGGAAGCGATCCGAATGGCACGTTTTGAAGATCAGTGGATGAACCACTGTGAAGATATGTTCCGAAAAGGTTGGCGTCCAGGTAAGTTTGAAAATCTTCCCGAGTATCTAAAGACAAAGCGAATCGGGTTGTATTACGAAAAATTAGAACAAAGAATTAAAATAAGAAAAGAACAGACATAGTAGACATCGAACTTTTCTAAAATTGTCCCCTTTGAATGATTATGGGATACCATCCTGGATGGATGAGATTCTTAAATACTTACCTCTCTTGTCTCCGTTATCGGTATTCCTTTGGTTCTTAATCAGAAAGGAAGTGAAAGCTCAAATATTAAGATTTAGTAATGAACAAAGGAAATACGCCGATTCAAAGATCAAGGAAACTAAAGACGAGTGCAAAGAAATAAGGGCTCAGGTTTTAAAGACTCGTGAAGAAGAACGAGAATACACGGAATTGAAAATCAAAGAAGCAAAAGAAGAGTACAGGAATCTTTTGTTTCAAGAACGTTCGAAAACGGACCGTCTTTCAGATCGGATGATGGAATTAGAAAAAACGCATACGATGGAAATTGCGCTTCTTCGGCAAACTGCTTCAACAACTGACAAAAGGTTAGATATGATTGAAACTCGAATCGAAAAACTTGATACCAAGTTTGATGAGAAATTCGATGAGCAAAAAGAACTCCTCCACAAAATTCACTCAAAATTTCAAAACGGAGGATTCTCAAAATGATTTTACAAATTCTCAATCTTTTACTTCCACTGATCCGGAAATTCCTAAACTTAAAAGCGATTCAAACAAATCAAAATTATTGGAACGATTCTCGATTTGCAGAAATTAGTACGAATAAGATTTCAAGCAAAGAGGCGTTCGATTCAATTTCTAAAATTCCGATTCGGCGAGAACCTGTCTTTTGCCTTCCAGTTTCAAATCCTCATATCACATCACGCTACGGATGGCGATACTTAAACATCGACGGTAAGAAATCCAAACAGTTTCATTTAGGAATCGATCTCGGAGGTTATAACGATGTATTTGCTCCCGAAGACTGTGTGATTAAATCTATTCTCGGGAGGGATCCACTATATCCGGTTAAGTTTCGCTTTGAAAAAAATACCTGGGTCAACTTGGTAAAATCTGGTGAAGTTCCGGAAGATCGCGCTTGGACTCCCTTCGTCCTCGCCGTAGGCGTTCATTCAAAAAACCTTTATAAGTTCAAACACGTTGATCCAAACGTTAGGAAAGGAGGAAAAGTTAGTGCCGGTGATCTAATCGGAAAATCCGGAAACTACGGATATTCTTTAGGCGCCCATCTTCACTTCGAGGTTTGGCCTTGGGATGAAAAGTCTCAAGATTGGAAAAAAGAAACCGATCCCGAAACGTTCTTAAAAGACAAAGGGCTGTTATAAGGGGCTTCACATGATTGAATCTATTATCGAACTTCTTCCGACCATTCTTTTGAATGGTCTTTACATGAGTCTTGTTTTAACGATTTCTCAAATCCTATTTCGAAATCTTCCCCATCATTTCTTGCTTAGAAATAAAAGACTCGTTGTGTTCATCGTCGCTACGTTAATCGCCGTTCCCTATAACATTTTTTACTGGCTCACGATGCCGGAAGTTTTTACGTACTGCGTCTCGTTTGATTCTGTAAAAGAAGAAATTTGCAAAATTCTTCCGGGATGGACGATCGCGGTTTATCAATCGATTCGACTTTTCGTTTGTTATCTCGCCACGATTCTTCTCTACAATAAAATTGTGAAGAGTGTTTTCGAAAGATCCGGATTGGGACACACGCCACCACCGGACGCCCTTGCTAAAAAAGACACGGTCGATATCGATTGAGAGGCTATCATGGATCAAATCATTTTTAAAAGTCTAAAAAACTATAAGTACCAGCTTGTGAAGCCGTATAGATTTCAAACGGATATTCGGACAAAGATACCTGTACAATTGGGAAACCCAGACGTTAAAGTTTTTGTGGATATGACTCCGGACGGTCTACTGAGTATAGACGCCGGATACGCATGGGACGGACCAAGCGGACCTACGATTGATACGAAAACCTTTCTGCGCGGTTCACTTGTGCACGATGCTTTGTATCAATTGATGCGAGAGAAAAAATTAGACTGGAAGTTATACCGGGATCCGGCAGACCAATTGTTAAAACAAATCTGCCTTGAGGACGGTATGAACTCTTTTCGAGCCGCGTACGTCTATCGATTTGTGCGTTGGTTCGGAGAGTCTTCCGCAACGCCAAGAGACGCGATAGCGATATTCGAAACCGCACCTTAAGGGTTCCTAAATTTTCTTTGATTTTTTTCACTTTTCTTCGTTGTGTATAATAATTATCTATTATTAGAAATCTCCCTAAACCCACGTATTTTCCGAAATAATCTTAAAAGAACTGAAATTTAGTTACGTTTTTAGCGCACATTTCCGACGGGGGTAACGCTCGCGGACAGATCCGCGAAGATTCTGATAAGTTCGAATGATTTTATTTCAGCGTGAGTTCGATCTAAAGAAACTCATATCGGATACCCGGAATCGTCTCTTTAAATAAAATCGGTTCTCAGATAGAGAACCAAATCACTTTACGGGTTTTTGATCGATGGATCCGACTTTCTCAAATTCCTATTTCTAATGCGATCCATGTTTTCTTTTTTCAATTTTTCCGAAAATCGAGTCGAACTGATTTTTCCCATTCGCAATTCTTTTAAAGTGTTTTGTACAAAAGCTCCGATTCGATCATGAGAAGAGAAACGCTTTAGAAAATTCTCCGCATGATTTCTATCCGAAAAATAGAACGTTTTTCCATAAGAGAAGACGGCGGAGTTTCGAATAGAAGGGTGTGCACCCTCGTTGGAGATGGTGGATTCCAAATAGTCCCTTGCGGAATTCCCTCCAAAATCCGCAATCAGTTCGTTAAGTTGGGAAATTGCATATACTCTCAACTCCGGATCTTTTGCGATGGCGACCAGATATTCCTGAGGATTAGGATTGATCGCATAAATTTCTCGCATCAAAGTTTCTTTTTCAATGTGACCCGTTTGTGTGACTACGGCTTTGATTTTTTGATATTGGCTCTGATCTAAAACCTGAGCTTGGATTCCAAAAGAAATCCCAAATAAAAATGCAACGATTATACTGTAGAAACTTATTTTGATATTCATCAT